GCTGAAGGTGGCCTTCTCCAGGTCGTTGATCATGTGCGCGGGCACGCGGAAGATGGCCGCGATCTCGCTGCGCTGATACTTTCGGGTTTCGAGGAACTGACTGTCGTCAGCACTCATGGAAACCGGGGAAAACTTCATTCCCTCTTCGAGCAGCGCTGTTTTGTGGGCGTTTTCTCCGCTATAGGCCTCGTCGAACGAGTTTTTCAGGCGGTCGTAGCCCTCTTTTGTCAACTTTCCAGGGTGTTCCAGTACGCCACCCATCTTGGCGCCGTTGCGAAACAGTTGGCCGCCGAACTTTTCCGTGGCCAGAGCCAGGCCAATTGACTCTCTGGCGTAGGCAATCGGGCTGATGCCCATCCAGCCATTGAGCGTGAGGCCCCGAATGTGCAGGATTTCACCCGCGTAAAACGTGCGAAACGTCGAGTCGGGCATGGTGATTTGGTACTCAAGCGTCCAGTTGCTGCCCATATTCACGCGCACCATGTCCGGGTGCAGCGGCAGCAGCTCGACGACCCGTCCCGACGGCGTGCGGTTGACGTAGGCGAACGCATTGCCACGCAAATTCAGCGAGACCACCATCATTTCCCAGAACTCGACGCTGGTCTGCCAATCGTTGGGCTGGTCATGCAGCAGCGCATGCAAAGGGTGCTGCGCCATCAGGGTGTTGACGTTGCCAGCGTCCTTGCGGTACAGGTTGATCGGCAGCATTCCGATGGATTCGGCCAAAACCTTGATGCTGGTGTACACAGCAGCGCTTTGCATGGCGGTTTGTGGGTTGACCACAATGCCGCTGGCAGACGCGCCGCCCCCAAAGGCCCATGCCATGTAGCGCTCAAGGGTGCCCCAATCGGGCGTGGCGCTTTTACGCACCAGGCCCGTCAAGGTCTTCCAAAAACTTGCCATGAATCAGACCTTCAGAATGAATAGACGCCTCTGTCTTCGTAGACAGACGGCCCATTCGGTTTGTTGGAGATCGACCTGGACAGCGCCATGATCAAAGCCACGGCGCCGTCGATCTTGTTTTCGTTGCGCTCTTTGCGCGGGTAGATGTTGTCCTTAGCGTCGCGGTGACAGACCACGTTGCTGATCATCCAGCTCAGTGCCGGGTTACCGTCGTGTACCAACTTGCCCTGCAGCACCAGCGCCTCCAGTTGCTTCATGGGTTCGCTGATGTTTTGTACGGTTTGGCGCACCTCAACCATCGGCGCGCCCTGCTCAATCATGTGGCTGGCCAGTTGCGTGGCTTGCCATGGGTCAAATGCCACCTCTTCGACCTGCAAACTACCCATGTCGTCGGCCAGATCGACCTCGATTTGGTCGAAGTCGGTGACCTCACCCGACGTGACCGTGAGCCATTTACTACGACGCCAGCCTTCGTACTGGCTATTTCCAGACTGTTCAACCGTTCTTTCGGGCAGATAAAACTGCGATTTGACGTAGTAACGGTTGGCATCGGCGTCATAAAACAGCCTGGCCTTGGCCGCGATGTCCACCTTGCTCGCAAGATCGAGTGCAATCACGCACGGAAGGTGCGCCACGCGCTCAATGGTCAGTCCAAGATCGGCGCAGCGGTCCCAGGCTTGCATGTCCATCCAGGCGCTGTCGGCATTGACCCAGACGTTGAGCCTCTTCGTCAAAAAGTTTCCCATGGCGCTGGCCATCGCCGCGCCCTTGCGACTGGCAGACTCCATGTCGTCCAGCAGCACCGACTTCAACCAGTTCGGGTTCGCCTTGGCCCAGCTCGCGGCGTCGTGTGGGTCGTCGCCATCGTCGATCGTGTAGATGATCCCGAACAGGCTGTCATCCGAGATCTGTCCACCCAGCACTTTCGTCACATGCGTGCGGCGTTCGTAGCAAATACCTGACCGATCGCTGCCCGCCGTGGTGATGTTCCACAACAAAGATTGCTCGCGCGCACCCCGAGCGGTGTCGATCACGTCGTACACGGCGCGGGTCTTGTGGGCGTGCAGCTCGTCGATCACGGCGAAGTGCACGTTCAGCCCGTCCAACGTGCTGCCTTCGGCGGCCAGCGGCTTGAAACTGCTGGATGTTGCCGCCACCGTCAACGCGTGCTGCAGGATCGCCACGCCGCAATAGGTCCGCAGGTCCGGTACGCGCTCGGCCATGGCCTTGGCATCATCAAACACAATGCGCGCCTGGTCGCGTGTGGTCGCCGCGCTGTAGACCTCGGCGCCTTGCTCTCCATCGGCAGTGAGCATGTATAGGGCTAGGCCACTGGACAGCGTGCTCTTCGCGTTCTTGCGCGGAACCTCGGTGTACCCCTCACGGAACCGGCGCAACCAGCGGCCGGCGATACCTTCTTGATCCGATGTTTCAAACTTCACCCAGCCGAACACTGTAGTGATCACAAAACACTGCCACGCTTCCAGTTCGATCAGCCGGCGCTCGCGTGCCCACTTGCCCTTGATGTGCGGCAGCAGCTCGATGAATTCGCAGGGCCGCTCCGCGCGCTCGATGTCGAACTTGAACGGCCAGTCGGCAGACGGTGCCCGCGCCAGGTCATCCAATTGCCGCTGACACGCCAGGCGCGTCCACTTGCAGGCCGGAATTTCGCCCGCGATCACCTGCTGTGCATACGTCTGCGCAGCGTCTACATATTTGCCCACGGTCAACTCGCGCTGGCGAATCTCGCAAAGCCCGTCGCCATACTCGGTGCAGCGTCGATGCCGGGCAGGCTGGGCTGCACGTAGTTCGATGGCGTCACGCGTGCACGCGCTGCAGGACTCAAGCCAAAATGACCCAGGTAGCGGTTGACCTCTTCACGGTGCGAGCGAATGAGCTGCGTGATCACGCTCTGCTGCTGGTAGCCGCTGGGTGTGACGCCTACGCTGACCGAAACGACGGCCTCGGGTAAGGCCGTTCCGTCGTTCACTTTCAGCGAGACGCGGGAATTGAAGGCCGTCTCCAGATCCACCAGGCGCCCATAGGCCTGGCAGTACAGGCCCAAGGCAGCGACATCCAGTCCAGAGATCAGCCCCAGCTCTTCCAGCAGCGGCGTGATGCGCTTCCACTCCTTCGTAGCCGACTTGCACAGATGCTTGGGCGGCGATGGAATTTCGACCTGAGGGTTGACTCCGTCCGACAGATTGAGCGAGCGCTTCCCCGGATTTCCGGCGATCAGCTTCAGCACATTCGGCTTCGGCAACGGTCCCCTAGTTCCAGTCATGTGATCCTCCCCGTCTACCCCTGGGGATACCCCCCCATCCGAAACCTGCGCATGCAAAAATTTGGGCTAATGCACGGTCTAGCGTTTGGGGGTTCCAGGGATTCGATGCCCCATCCCCCATCACTGCGCGCTCTTGATCACTGGCCGCTGGGCATCTGCGCTGCACGCGAACTCAGCGACGGTCAACCTACGTGGTGAATGGTCAGTCTCAACGTGGTCAGCGCATTGCCTGCGCGCCCGGTGTCGGTCTGTCCTGCGGATGACGCGGCGCATGGTGCAAAGCGCGTCAAGGTGAACCGTGTCAGAGACGATCTACAAATGTCAGGATTCGCCCCACCTCAAAATAAATCGGCCTCCGAATCAGCCGTGTGCCACTCGCCCAAATCCGCCGTCTTCGGTTGCCGTCTTGATGTCATGGCAGCGCTTGCACAGTGGCTGCCAGTTGGCGCTGTCCCAGAACAGTGACTTGTCTCCACAGTGCGGTGTGATGTGATCAACTACCGTGGCAGACACCAACTGGCCTTGCTGCTCATGCGTGCGGCACAGCGGATGTGCCAACAGGTAGAACTTGCGTGCCTTCTGCCAGGCGCCTGTATATCCCCGCGACGAAGAGCTGCCACGCCTGGAGTCAGCCGCCTGCTGCTTGACCTTTCGGTGTGGCTCACAGTAGCTCTGTCCGTAGGGCAAAAGTTCGCCGCACCCAGGGTGATTGCATGGCCTCTTTGCTGCTGATGCCATGACGTGTATCGGCTCCAATGGAACACCCACCCCAAAATAATTTGACCTATGTTTTGGTGCGATGGGTGGATTGCGCCGCACGTTGCAGTCGCTGTTGGTCATAACCGTCATGTGATCGACTGACGGCGGCGAAAAAAGGAAACCCGGCCAGACTCACATCTGACCGGGTTCATACGACGAAGCGTCGAGTTTTATTGGATTGCCGTGTTGTGCCTTTTGCACCAATCACCACAGCTTGCCTGAAATGTAGCAAGAAAGTCTATGTGGAATAACTTTTTTTCTTCTTTTCATCGTCCCTATTTAGTAGCCAAATTTGAATCGCTTTATCCGCTCTCTCAAGACGTGCATGAACAGAAGATACAGCACACCCCAATTCTCTAGAGGTTCGCACGTATCCAATGCCGCGCTGGTAGATGCATATCAACGTCAGATAAAGGTCATGCTGATCATGCCGTAGAGACTCGACAGCAGAGTTTGTGATGGACGCTTCCTCGTCCATGATGGGTATAGTTGATTCACGGTAGCGATCTGTCCGAGCTTCACACAGAAACGATGATTGAGTCGCAAACCCAATCCCCCCAGACTTCATCGTCACCATCCAGCGTTCCCAGTTTTTTAATCGTCGAACAATATCTTCAATGCGTGCCATGTGCAGCCTCCCGATGACGCTTGGCAAACGCCTTCATATCCGCATCAGGCACGCCCATGCAAAAGCCGTTTTCCTGAGCGTTGATCCAGCCATCACCGCGCCGATAGATCGCACACACCGCCGCATAGTCATCTACCTCATAGGCGCGCCGTAAATCCATGGTGGCCTTCAACATGACCTGGACCGATTCCCGTCCGCCATTGACAGCCAAATCCTGCAGCAGTTTGGCCAGCTCGGGCATTTGATCTTTGATGCTGGTGGGCGTTGGTGACAATCCGTCCACCACGCCCACTTGCTGGCCGTTGTGCTGGACGTCGCAAGTTGTTGATTCCATTTACTTTATTTCCTTCCGACCAGATGTACAGTAAAAACGCGTCGCGCGCACGTATGCGCGCCCGCCCCTGCACGCCTGCCTGCGCTCGCGCCCACACGCATGCACATGTGTGCGCGGTGTTGGTGGTCGTGCTGGCCGGATGCCACAAAACCTTTGAAAATCAAAGGCTTGCGACGTCCGGCACACACGGCCAGCACAGTAACAATGCTGGACGTGCACGCCATCGCGGTCGGATACACCCATGCTCCAGGCAGGCTCACCGCGCCCCATCGGCGCTGCGATTCCCATAACTGCCTGGTGCATGGGTGTGGTCAGTCCCACGCTGGCACCTCTTCTTCGTTCACAACCGCCGGCATTGCCACCGGATCGGCCATAGGCTGCGGTTTTGCGACCACCAGGCTACGCAGGTATCCGCGCGGACGATTGCGGCCCTGAGACCATTTGTGCGACTCAAACCCGAGCATCTTCATGGCGTTGCCCACCGCGCGCTGCATCGTGCCGGCCCGGTCCACCTTGCCCACGTCGATACGCAGCGCGTTCACCAGCAGCTCATGCGTGCTGAAGAACTCGCGCTCTATGTTTTCCAGTGGCGCTCCGCTGGAAGATGTGCATCCGTCGTAGGACTCCACAATTTGGGTTGAATTGACGTACCGCGCCAATGCGTCGTGCCACACGTCCACAAACTTCCACTTTTCTTGCTCAGGGAAGAAGAGGCGTTTTTCGGTTTCCTTGTCAGGGAATCGCTTGGCACCCTGCTTGTAGTAATGCACCGCCTCGGCCAAGAGCTGACCTCGGTAGGACATCATTAGCGCGACATCGATGTCGGCACAGTGCACCACCCAAAAGCGCCTGTCGCCCGTGGCATCTCGCAAAAACTCGCCCTGGTTGGTGTCGCCGGTCAATACGCAGTTGCGCGGGAATGCCTGGAACCCCTTGGCATAGGGCGGTCGAAAGCGATCCGTGCGCTCTGTGATGAACCCCTTGATCGCCGTGCTCTCTGACCGGCTCAATGAATCCAGTTCATTGAAGTTGAAGATCAGCCTGCCTTGCAGCGCCTGCAGCGAATCTTTGTCGCCAATGCGAAATGAACCGGCGCCGTAATAGTCTCCGCCCAGCACCTGCAGCACGCTTGATTTGCCCGCGCCCTGGGCGCCCTGCAGTACCAGCATGTAATCCATCTGGCAGCCTGGCTCAAACACCCGCGCCACCAAAGACAGCAGGAAGAACTCGCTGACCAGCGCCACGTATTCGGTGTTGGCTGCGCCCAGGCAATCCACCATCCAGTGCTGCCGCCTCTGAACACCGTCCCACACCACTGACTCCAGATCCTCGCGTACCGGGTTGTGCAAGTTGTCATGGGCCGACATCAACACCGCTTGCTCGATGGTCACCGGGTTGCCGACGATAAGGCCATGGCGAGCAGCCACGTATTCAGCCAGACGAATATCGTCCAGCACCTCTTTCCATTCGCCCGCTTTGCCGCCCCAGGGAGGCACGCGCACCTTGTCGATGCGCTGACTGAATTCGTTGTATCGCACCAGCTCGCGCAATGCAGGATCTTCACGTAGGGCGAAATACACATTCTCGCGGATACCCTTAATCTCCCACTTGTCTGTGAGATATGGGAAATGCAACCTCTCAGCACCATCGCCGTCGCGAGGCCCACCATTTGAGCCTCCTGCGCCGGGAGGCAGGGCGTTCGATTTTTTTTCCGGCTTAACTTCTGGCTCGGCCATCAACTGCGCACGCGCCACGTCCAGGCCTTCGGCCACGTGCAGATCATTGAAATCAGTCAAATCCTCTGCACGTCCCGCAAAGCGCGGCAGCACCACATGGGCACCGCAACGCTTAGCCACGGCGAAGGCCTTGGCACGGCCTGCGTTCTCGATGCGCAGCAGATGCGTGGTGCCGTCCACCGTAAGCGAGCCCTCGATGTAATACACATCGCATTTGTCCTTGGCCCAGCGCGCCTTCAAGTCAACAACCTTATGGTCGGGCAGCTCCCAGTGCATGTCTCGCAGTCCGCCAGCGC